CGGCATATGAGTAGGATGATACAGGACTTGTTACTGGTCTATATCTTATTCTGTATCCACGAATACCGCCAGTTGTGACGGCAGCCCAAGAAATATCTGCATAACCATTAAACCCAATTGTTCCAGTAGTATCTAATCCGCCTGTTGTTGTAACTGTTGCTACATCTGCTGGTCCTGTTGTATCTGCTACAACTGGGTTTGTTGGAGTAATTTTGTATGCAGTTGAAAATGGTGTTGCAAGTCCCGCATCTGAATAAAACCTTGCCTTAACCCAACGTGCATTAAAGTTTGAAGTAATAATATTTGCGGGATTAACTGTTCCAAAATATGATCTAAGATAAGTAACTCCTGTTGGAGCAGTAGAACTTGTTGACTCATATTCTACAATTTCAATTGAGTTATATCGTGCTTCAGTTGGTGTGGTATAGGCAACGCTATAACCAGCATTGATTGCTGTTACAGTAATTGTTGGGGTTGGTAGGTCTAAGGTATAGGTAGGAATAGATGCAACACACGCTGTGCTACTTTTATTATAAAATGGATCTATTGATAAAACGCAGATGGCTGTAAATACTGTTCTTTGGATTCCAAACATTGATTCGTTTAGTGCTTTTGTTACTGTAAGGGTTTGTGCGGTTTGAGTTCTATTTACTAAAAATGATTGAAGGGGTGTTTGCTTTGTTACTCCATCTGCGGTTAGTTCAACTATAAATTCAGATACCGTTGAATTTAATGAGTCCAAATAATCCCAGTTAAAACCAATTACTAGATCATCTCCAGACCAAGATGCAGTAACACTTGATACTGCAGTTGGCGTAACTGCTCCATAACCAGTTTTATAACCTGGATTTCCATTAGATGGTGGAACATACTGTTTTTCTTTTGTTCCCGAAGGGTTTGCAGATCCTTTTACTCCTGTAGGATTAGAAGTGTTGGTTCCCCCAGAAGCTATCAGCTTTCCGTCAAAACCAACAATATCAATTTCTGCACCTTGACGTGATTTTGTTTGTGAAACTTTATTCCAAGCAACTCTAGGGTCATCAGCACTTATTGGTACCGTGGGATTTTTTGCAACGCTTTTGCCACTTTTATATTTTGAGTTCATGGCTGTTCCTAATTATTTTGGACCTGTTGCTTGCCAATTTAAATAAAAATATCCAGTCAAAGGATCAGGATCTTCGCTTGTGCTAGTTGCCCTTGTTACTCTAAAACTAAACTGTGAATCAGTTACGTGAAAAATATTAAAAATAATATTATGATTTGTATCGTCAAGTGCTCCAAATGATGAATGTCCAAATCGCATTGTTCCAGTTACAATAGGTTTGGCACTAAAGGCTGTTGTTCCAGATACTGCGTCTATAAAAGATATGTCTCCATAAAATATTTGATCTCCTGTGTTGCTAGATGCAGTTGTGGTATCAATTTTAGTTGTGCCATAAAGCATTTTTTGTGGTCCTGGATTATATTCATGAACTACATCATTATCGCCATTCCAGTCTACGGTACCCGAACCCTGCACACCAAAATTATTTGTAATAGAGCTAATACTATCGCTATGCTGATTAACAACATTAATGACTTGCTGCCATGCACCAAGGTCTATAATATTTGGATCTGATATTTTTACATAAGGCATTCTTGTTCTCCTATTTTATCAATTATACCATAGCAGAATGTTGTCATTTATTGTATCCTTTTAAGTCCCAGCCTTGTTTCAAGGCCTTGATTAAATGAGTGAGATACAGAATGAACAAAATATTTTTGCTGGCTTATACCATTTAGAGAATAAGTAAGAGTAATTATGTCTCCAACTTGGATTAAAGGATTACCAAATATACTAAGGTTGGCATCTTTTGAAAAACCTTCAATTCCCATTTGTACCAGCTTAAGCATTCTTTGTGCTGCTTGCTTTGACTGTATCCATTCTGAGTCTAGTTGTGCTACTTCTGAGCTATTAGATTGATCAATCAATACCTCCAAAATTTCAGGGTCAGAAGGAGCAACAATTTCATGTGTCCAGAGATTTAAGTTAATTGTAAATTGATCAAGGTCATCTGCCTCTTTATGTAAAAATACCATGTTTGATGAATTATTAGCAATTACCATCTTTGCTCTAAATCCTGTGTTAATTGGGGTTGAGTAAGAAAGTGAATATTCATCAATTAACTTTTTTTGATAATTAGTCTGATCTTCTTTTTCATTTCCTGGAAAATAATACCACATATATTCAACTGGTAACACATCTACTGAAACTGCTGCAGGAGTTGTATATTGAACATCGTAATAGTTAATTCCAGCTACTTCAGGGCTTGTCTGCATTAAATAAGTAATTGAATTTGAGTATAGTGGTTGACCTTGGACTAAACCATTTAAAAATTCTCTATCTTGGTAAAAATAACTAACGCTTCTTTCTGTTAATGCTTTTTCTGTTGCATGAATTTCTCTAAGGGCGGCAGGAGAAACTCTTGTTCCCTGATCAAAATATTCAGGTTCTGGGTGTAGATCTGGAACCATTGTAGGATACATTGATGCATGAAAGCCAAACTTAGTTCCTGTTTGAATGTCATCATCAAAGTATGGTTTTTGTCTCATACCAGTTAAACCATTTACTTCAGTTGATTTCCAGCCAGAACCTCCAGGATTTGTTGTTACATCATAATCATCTGTTTTAGATTCTTGCCATCCAACTATTTCTACGTTGTTTAAAAATATTGATAAAATTATTTTGTTGTTTCCTACGGTACCGCTTTCTCCATCTGAACCATCTGAAGAAGTTATTGCAACTTTTAAATTAAATGGGTTATCTGTTACATAAGAGTATTCATATTCTTTACCAACCAAAGTTTTTTTAATTATCTTTGAAAAATTATTTACGATACTGTTACACTCTCCAGTAACCTCTGACCAAAACATTACACCAGTTGTTACATTTTTTGCTAATAATACATACTTGTATTTTGGTGGATCGTAAAGATCTCCTGGTGATTTTGGATTTTCTTGGTTATACCTTACAAGCTCAATAAAATAAGCTTCTGCAGAAGATGTTGTACTTGCCATGTTAAAGAATAGACCAGCAGAAGCCACAGACTGATCTGGCATATCAAACTTTACAGAATAGGTGTGATAACCTATATCTGTTTCAGTTGTTGGATATATGAGAAGTTTATTATTTATACCAATATCATATATGGTTTCACTAACGTTTATTTTTGAAATGCTTGGCAAAGTACTTTCATTATCATTGTCATCTATTATTGATGTATATCCTGAAGATGTTGCTAATGCAAGGGTTGAATCATTAAATCGTTTTTCAGAAAGACTCTTGCTGGCTAAAGTAGTAATTCTTGTATGTGCTGCTGGCACTGTTCCATATAGTCCACGCTGAACATTTGTAATATTTCCAGTAGGAGTTACTATAACTTCATAGTCAAACGGAACTGTTGCCTCTCCGCCAGAGACATAAGTGCCTGCTGCTGGATCAATAATTGAAAAAGAAGTATTTGTTCTGCTAGAAATAATTCCATTTATGTTATATGTTTTAGGATTAACTGCAGTGACAATCACTTTTTGTCCTACCTTAAAAGTATTTGCTGCCGTATAAACTACTGCGCTTCCGCTTCTAGCAACATTTGTAACAGTTGCATAAGAAGTTTTTAGCCCAACATTATTTTGTTTAATAAAATTGTTTATTTCCGATTGAAGTTCCGTATCATTTTTTATTGAAACTGTAATTGGACTTTCTCCAAACTTTCCAATCTCATATTCTTTATAAAGAAATGAAACAATTTCATTTTCAATAAAAGCATAACCACTTGCATCACGATTAAAAGTATGAAAAATGTCTTGAAGATCATTAACATTTATGTTAAACATATTTGAATTTTTTTCCATGTTGCTATTTATATAGTTAAACCCAACAGAGTCTATGCTTTGTTGCTGCCATACAACATCATTAGATGTTGCATAAACAAAAGATGGAGAATTTTTAACCATTGGGTTTGTAACATTTTGTAAAGAAGGAGATTGTTTAACTTTAGGAATTTGATATCTTAAAGAAATTTTTCCTGGCTTTGCTTTATTAGAGATAGAAAATCCACCTTGTTTAATGTTAAAGTCTGAGACTGTTAGATTAGATGTGCTTGAAGATAAAATATTATGCAAACTTAAAAATTTCATAATTCCATATTCATCAATATATGCTCCAATTTGATAAGCAACAAATATCTTATTAAGTGTGTCTACAATAGTTGAGTCTTTTGAGTTGCAGTAAAAGTATGCTAGATCCATTGGATTAGCTTTATTGTTACAAACGTTGTAAAGAGAGTCATAGTCGTAATCTGTAAAACCAGCCAAATCAAGAATATTAGTGATTACATCAAATACGTTTTTTAAGTTAACTACATAATCAGGAACTGGGGTTGATTGGAGATATCTTGAGATATCAAAAGACTGAATAGAAACTGTATCTATATCTGATTCATCCCAAGAGTCTGAATAAAATACCCCTGCTGGAACATAGGCTGTTGTAGATGTTACGGTATTTGTAGATAAATCAGAGTACTCAAAAAGATTAAAATTAACATAAAACTTAATATTTTTTCTAAGAATACTTGAAAGCAATGTAGAGGCACTATCGCTTTGACTAGAAAAAACATTAACTATTTCATTATTATATAAAAGTGGTATTGCTGAAAGTGTTATGTTACAACTGTTTGTGTTCATTGAGGAAATAGGCAATAGATTATTTTGTCCGTCTAAGGATTTATCTATTGATATATTTTCAACAAAACTTGATAAATCTACTTCAAGTCTTGGAGAAACCTCAACAAGTTGCATCTTGACTAAATCACTAGTTAAATTAGCATTGTCATAAGAAGAAAATTCGGATCTGGTTGTTTTTGATATTTGTGATACAGATAATGATGTTAATGACATTGTTTGGCTTATAGACCCAGAACTTGTAAAACTAGGCATAGAAGACCACTTTGTTTTTGTCCATTCCGAGCCTGTGTAGTATAGAGTCAATAGACCTGTGGTAAAACTATCTGCGTTAGCTGGCATAGATATGGTTTCACTGCCGTCAACACTAATAAAAGAATTATTTACTTTTATTTTTATTGAAGGTATTGTTACTAGTGTATTAAACTTAACAATAATTTTGTTAGTAAGAATACCCTTTTCATATTTTGCCGTTATCATATTACTTGTACCATCTGAAACAAAATATTTATAAGCAGAAATGTCTGTTGGTAAAGCACTCTTTAGTGCTGGTACTGGGGAAGATGCTAGAAAAAATGACGGCATTTGCGTTATAGAACTTATTGGAGAATATACAGCAGATGTATAACCAGTTATTGTAGGTGAGGTAATTTTTCTATAATTAGAAGGAAATAAACAATTTATATTTCCAGATGGTACGTATGACTCACCTGGTCTAAAGTATGAGAAAACGCTATCGGTTGGCCAAAAAGATCCATACTTATAGTCCTCATAAGAGGTTTTGTATACTTCTGGTACCGTAAAATATACTATTGGATTATCAGTTATACCACTTAAAACATTAAAATTAACTCTATAAGTAAATGAAGATATAGTATCTCCTGATGCTTGCGATGTTCCAATGTATGTGGTAATTTTAGTCCACCCAAGAGAACTAACTTCTTCTTGGGTTGATCCGTATTGACTACTTGTTCCTTCGGCAAAAGCAGTAGCCATAATTGGCATAGAGTTATTTGTTTTTACATAGGTAATTATTTTATATGCTTTACCGCCATTAGCAGTAACAGAATATTGTAAAAAACCTTGTCCACTTGACATTGTAAATTTTTTAGTTGTAAAGTTAGGTTTTGATTCACCTGTGGTTGCAGAAGCTAGGGTACCCGTAGAAGAAGGCGATGTTAAGCTCATTGCTGTAATATCACCTGCAATAGTTACATAAGGTGGATTAAATAAGTTATGATTCCACTCAGCAGAAACTACGGGGACTAAACCAATTGAATCAGAATCATTAAAGATTGCAGAGTTAATGTTATCTAACACTAGATCTCCGTAAATTCAATACTTATATCTACATAGTCTGCTACTGAGGTTCTTTTTGAAAGAGTCTTTGAAAATGAGGTTATAAAAACACTATATGTTCTAGATCCCGTTGCATTTGTCGTAGATGTTTCTGTGTACGCCGTTTTAAAATTAGTGCCAGATTCGTCTGGAATTGCACCTAGAGCAGGGTCTGCATTAAGTTTAGATTCAATAACCTTAACATATATTGGGATCCCAGCGTTAGCATTATAAAATGATTCCATCCAAGCAGCGCCTTTATTGCCGTCTGCTGTCTCTGCTGTCTTTGTAGGCAAAAATGTCCAAGAAGTTGAAATGTTATGTTTTTTAGCAACTACATATTTTCTCATAGCACCATTGGCCATACGAGATGATGACTCAATTAGATCCACGTCTATCTGGATAGGTTCTCTATTATGGTCTGTTAGTTTGTACCAAGTTGATCCATTTAAGGATACCTGTATACCTGCTTGAATTTTATATACCATTACATCATCACCGCATTTGATTTATTATTTTTTGAGGTTTCAAGTTTAAGTTTTCTAATTACTTGGTTTGCTATTTCACTTGGATTTGAACTTCCACCATTTATAGTCATATCAATATTATACACTGCTCCACCCATTGAAGTGCTTGAATTTGATGTACCAACCTTTTGATTGTTAATTGCATCCATAAATCCAACACCATAGTTTTTAACTGAATCTGCTTTTACTATATATTCTCCATTAGATACACGAAGTTGTGGTAGTCCACCACTTGCAAATCTAGCAGCGATTGAGTCTGATGTTCCCGTGCCTGGACCTTTAATAAGACCACCCATGTAGTTGCCTTTTGCTTTTGCTTTATTTAATGCTGTTTCTGCATTAGTAACTCTTGCTCCAGCAGTTAATTCTGAGATTCTATTTTCTAGATCTGTTATTTTTTTATCAAGTGCAATAGATGCTGTTTCTTTATTAAATTCTGCTCTTTGGAATGATTTTTGTTGATCAATTATTGCAGCACCAATATAGTTACCTGAAATTTTTGCTTGAACTGCCTCTTGTTGCAATTGCATTAATTTTTGTTGATACTCATATTCACGTTTTACTTCGTCGGCAGATTCTTTAGATGCATCTCTAATTTTCTTTTTTTGCACAAGCTCTTGTTGAAGTCTAGCAATTGTAAGCTTTGCTTGTTTAGAAAGCACATCAGTATTTGTTCCACCAGCGCTGCCGCCGTCTTCAATACCGCCAAACATCTCTGCTAAAGTTTTTTGAGTTTGATCATACAATTCTTTAAAATCTTTTGATTTTGCGTATGCTTCAATTTGTTTAGCTAGGCTAGTTTTTCTCATTAAATTGTTTTTTTCAGCAAATGATCTAACTGCTGGAATACGAATATTGCCTTTTTCGTCACGCTCTATAGGTGTTGTTTGCATTACAGCATTTGCTAACATTATTTGTCCAGCACTTAATTTTGCCGCTAGTCCTGCAGATTTGTAGACTTCTTTAATTTGATTAAGTCTATCAATAGCATCTTTATTTCCACTATTATTTATTGCAGTACTAAGTGCAATAACTCCAATTTTTGCATTAAGCGAAGAAGCATTTACTCCGTCTATTCTTTGTTTCATTTGATCAAAAGTAAGTGATCCATTACTAGTAATACTAAATATATTTAACAATTGATCTGCAAATGCTTTTTGTACTGCAGTTAATTCTTTATATGATTTTGCAAATTCTCCTGCAACATTTACATTATATAAAAATGAATCACCATTTTTTTGAATTAAAGTATCAAGTTTGTTTAAACTTTTAGTTGTAGCTGTTTGAGCATCAACAACATCTTTAGAAACAGACTGCCAAACCGCTCCAAAATCTTTTGTTCTGTTCGCAGCGGCAAGTAAAACTTGTACATATTGTTGTGCATTTTTTGGATCAAGTCCACCAGTTGCAATTGCTGAAGTAACTTGTGATCTAATTGAACCTGTAACACTTTGTAGATCAGACTTATTAGATGATATATTTTTAATAAATTTTGATATTGGGTCATCTTCTGGAAGTGCTTTAATAGAAGCAACCATATTTTGAATTTCTGGAGAAAGAAAACCTAAAGAATCTTTAAGGGTTTTTGAAGAATCGGTAATACTAGTTATTTTTAAACTAGTGTCTAAAGCAGTATCGCCAAACATTTTAATAACTTCTGTACTTGCTGTAAAAGTTGCTTTTACTGTAGCATCATGTTCTTTTTCTTTTGATATAAGTGTAACTAGTGCAGAAGAAACTAATCCTATTGCAGCCCCTGCTGCAGTACCCCAGGGACCAAAAAGCATACCCATATTAGCACCAGTCATGGTAGATTGAATAACTCCTTTACCAGCAAAGTCTGGCATGGATCCAAGTGCCATGTTTGCACCAAGGAGGCCAAGACCTCCACCAAGTCCTCCAACCCTACCCATTCCTCCACGCATTCTTCCTGCTACTGAAGTGTTTTGTGCTTGTGGTCTAGGGATTACTGATAATTCTTGTGTTCCCGCAGGAATTATAGGACCAATTGGGGCAGGGCCTTGTCCTCTTGTTGCACGTCGTGCTCCAGTTCTGGTTCCATTTACTGCTGTTGAACTTAATTGTTCTGCTTGTGTCTTAACATTCTTTTTACGCTTTTTCATTCCAACTTCAAGGCCACGAGCAATGTCTTCACCAATTGGAATTGTTTTTTTAGAAGGAGATGCAGTACCTGCTGCTTTAGCTGCAGATTTAATTGCGCCATTTGAAATTTCTGCTGCTTGCCCGTTCATAACTTGTGCAGCTTTTGATACAGATCCTGAAGCCATTGGATTAGCTTGCAAAGATGCAATGTCTGTCATCTGTGGTTTAAATACGTGACCCATCTGTAAATCTGCTGCAGAGTTTCCAGTCATTCTTTCATATAGAGTTTTAACTCCAGGTCTGATTGCTGTGTAAGACCTTGTTCCAAATAGTTTAGTTTGAAAAGCTCCTCTTCTTCCACGAGATGGGTTTGTTTCTCCAGGTTTTCTTGCCTCTGTAGGAATTGTTCCATATACATCTGGATCTAATCCAAAAGTTTTTCTTACAACTCCTCGTTCTGCCTCAGATGCTATCTGGTTAACTTCTTTTTCTACCGTTTGTCCTGCATTTGTCCAAGCGCTAGCAAATCTTTCATTACTATCTTTTATGTCTTTATATGTTGTATCAAGATCTAAGTTTAATTTATCAACAAAAGACTTAGTAAGGTTTTCGTATTCTTTTGCAATAGGATCAAATTTTCCTACACGTATATTTGATTGTGTTGGAGCAATTCCTCTTGACTCACCAATTCTTGCTATTAGGTTTGATAAAACAGAAGGGACGTCTGTTGCTCCTGCTTTTTGTTTCATATTTTCTGTTTTGTTTTGTAGTCTCATTGCAAATTCTGGAAATATTGGAATTTTTCCATTTGCAAAACCTGGAATATTTCCAGCAACTAGTCCTGCAACCATTCCTGGATATTTTTTTACACTTGCTGCTGGTATTACTGCTTCACCATTTGAAACCATTGCTGGAATAGAATCTGAAGTACCATTTCCTGGACCAGTGATAATTCCACCATTTGCAAGTTTTCTTGGAATTCTCATCATTCCAGGATTGATCGCTGCAAACCTTGCTCCTGCTGCTGCTGCTGATTGATATGCAGCAATAAGTTTATTTAATTCTGCAGTCTCAACTGTAAATTGTTGTGTGAGTCTTGCATGTGACTGATTAAGTGAATGTGCTGCGGCAGCTGCTTCTAGTTGCTCGGTTGTCATGTACTGTGTTTGTTCACCAAGATTTTTTGATTGCCCTGTTAAATTTTGATAACCAGTACGAAGTGTTAAGAATAATTTCATTATATTTGCAACACCGTTTGCAAGTAAACCAAAAGTCATAAGTAGTATTGGTCCAAGACCACCAATAACAGTTACCATTACGGTAATTGCTTTTTTAGTTCCATCGGAAAGATCTGCAAATCTGCTTGCAATTTTTGAAACAAAGTCAAGAACAGGAGTTACTGCTTCTAGAAATGCTTGTCCTACTGGAATTATTGCAGCCTTAAGATCTTCAACAGATTTTTTAAATTTATTCATTGATGAATTGGCTGTAATGCCTAATTCTTTATTTGATAAAGATGCAAGTTCTTGTACCGATGATCCTGCTAAATCTAAAACTCTAGAAGCTTGTGTTCCATCTTTAGTTACGTTTTGAAATAATGTAGACAAACGAGCAAACTGAAATTTACCAAACATCTGTTCAATGGCTCTGGCCCTCTGTAAAGGTGCAAGAGTATCAAGTGCTTGAGCAAAACCAATTACAGTAGCTTTTAGATCGCCTTTGTTATTTTCTACAATACCATTAATATCAATGCCCAGTCCCTGAAACATTGCTCTTGCTTTTGTACTTGGATTAATTAATGATGCAAGGCCAGACTTAAGTGCGTTAGCTCCTTCTGATGCATTTACTCCGCCTTCTTTCATAGCAGTGAGGAAGAATGCTAAATCTTTTACATCTCCACCAAGTTGCTGAATAATTGGTGCAACTTTTGGAATTGCAATTGTTACGTCGTCAAGAGATAAAACAGTCTGGTTTTCTACTGCGTTAAGAAAATCAATGCTATTGGCAAGATTGGCACTTGAAGTTCCAAATGCATTTTGTAAAGAAATTGTAGTTTGAAGAGCCTGTTGATTATCAATTTGTCCAAGGACCGATAGTCTTGTTGCTTCTGTTGTCTGGCGTTGTAGATCTAGCCCTTTAAAGCCTGCTGCAGCCGCATCAGCGGCCAAACCAACAGTATCTGCAACTGCTATACCATATTTAGTAAACTCGCTTGCAAGGGCCTGTACGTCTGCTAGAGCTTGTTGTGTTTCTTCTTGTGGAGTAAATAAATCTCCATATACCTTTTTAAATTTAAGTGCTTGTGCTTCCATCTTCATAAAGGCTTGGGATGCAGCAGAGCCAACAGCCATAAGTGGCAGGGTAAAACCAACCATTAACTGACGTCCAGCCCACTGTGTATTTTTACCAAAGTTTAATAGATTAGTTGAACCTTGCTTCATTAGCTGATTAAACAGTGCTTGTTTCTGTGCAGCAATTTGAGTCTGTGTTGCAAAGTTACCCATATCTAACTGATTAGGAATAATAGCAATAGCTTTCATTACTCCAGAAGCATCTCTGCCCATCTTAATGTATTGGGTTTGAAGTTTCTTTACCCGATCTTCTGCTACCTTGCCAATTGTGTCATACTCTGATTTAAATAATCTACCAAATGTTTTTGTAGATGCTCCAGCATAACGGAAATATTCTCGCATTGAGAACTTGTTCTTTTCAAGAGAGCTAGTAAAAGACTCTGATGTTGTTTTTACATTGCGGAGTTCTGCAGAAAAAGATCCAATAGCATTTACGCTACTAAGAAAATTTCTCTGCAGATCCCTTTGTGCAAGTGCTGCTGCTGAACTTGATTTAGCTATTGAAGAGTGAAACTGAGATATCTGACGTTGTAGGTCCTTAAGTTGGCCCAATGCTTTGGACGTGTCAATATTTACGCCAATATTAGCATTTACATCAGCCATGCATCACCTCTTTTAAGTTTTATTATTCAAATGCAAGAGTGTTTGCTACAGATCCAAGTTCAATTCCTGATGCTGCTTCAACAATCTTATAGACCGTAGGAAGATCAAGAATTTCTTCAAGTGCTTCCAAGTCTTTTGCCAATTCTGGCTTGTACTGCTGCATAGCAATTTGAACACACTCAACAAGAAGAGTCATTGACTTTTCATTGTTATCCGCCACCGCTGCTACTCCTTCAAACTTCTTCATGAACGGGCGAAGCAAAGAAATTTTAAGAGGTCTAACCTCAATCTTTGTCCCATCAATGAGAGTAAGTTCGTTCCCCTCGTGTACTTTTGTTGCCATTCGTTCCTCCTATGTAGGCTTAGTCAATTATAGCATAACGGAGGGGTCTCTAGCGTCTTCATAATCAAGACCCATGTTAATTCCAAAACCTGCAGATGATGCTTTAGGTCCTTGAAAAGATAGAATATCATTTGAATCATTTGTTTGACCTTGGCTAAATACTCTAGCCTTCATGTCTTCCCATTGCTTTTGTCCTTTATCTTGTTCTCCTTCAAGGTCAACTCCTTGAATGGCTGCCAAGAATTTCTTTTCCTCATAATCTAATTCTCTTTTGCTTTCTATGGTTGCCAGTAGTTCGGGCATAGAAAGAGATATTTCTAGTTCACGATAGTCTTTCCATATGCCCAATAAAAAAACTTCGGACTCTAATTTAGCAAGATCAAATGTATCCCAAGTTACTCCATTTTCTACTGCTTGATCTTTTACTGCTTCTTCTGATTTATTGTTTATTTTTATACCGCCTGCAATATCTAAAACCTCATATATGTTTGGAAGGTCAAGGTTGTCCTCAAGGTCTTCAGTACTTCTAGATATAGAAGGATAATATTGTTTCATGGCTATTCTTGCACATTCTGCTAATAAGCCAATTGCTTCATCATCATTTTTAGCAGTACGAACTAACTGAAAAGCATCCATAAACTCACGAAGGTATTTTATCTTTAAAGGCATTGCCTCAATTTCTCTACCATCAATGAGTTTAATTATTTTGTTATTATATATTTTTGTAGCCATAGAATTCAATTTTATCATATAGAAACAACAAAACCCACTATTTTCATAGTGGGCTAAGTCGTATAATTTATGTTAAATTATGATGCTGGTGTCCAGGTACGATCTACGATCTTACCATATGAACCAGAAACATCTTCTGGAAGTAGACGGAATGAAACTTCAAACATTGAAGCCTCATCACGCTTTGCAGATACTGTAACATTTTCAATTGAAAGTGCACGGTATGCAACATAGACTCGCTCTACATAAGCAGAGTTATCGCAATCGCCTGTGCCAGGACCAACAGCAACAATTCCACGCTCTACTGGACATTCGCCAATAGTGCCTGCAGAAAGGTTGAGAGTACGGCCAGCTGATTGTGACTTTGTGCCTGAAAGATTTGAGTCTGAGTATGCCAAAGACAATAGAAGATTTTCTAGTGTAGCTTCAGCAAAAGCAGTAGCTAGATTAACTTGCATTCCCTGCTTGTAAAGTTTTGCAACGTCAAGAACCTGATCTACTGCAACCTCACCAAAATCTGGTTGGAATTGTAGCTCAAGACCATTCATTGTGTATCCGACATTTGTGTAATCTGCATCATCTGAGAGGGTAGTCTTATATGATTCTGATCCTACAAGTGGGGTATCTGTAAATACGTCTGCGTCAAGTGTTGTATCTGCTATAAAAAGAGCAGCTGCACCAACGATAATGTTGGTAGATGTACCACGACTATATGCCATATTTTCACCTCTTTTTTCTAAATAGGTTTATTAAGTTGTTTGGCGCTTGTTTCCTCAAAATTAATTATAACAGCATTTTTAAGTATATAGGGAATCTTTTGTATGATAATCATACTCAATAATTAGTTTACCCCGCCAGTTAAACTTGACAGATCCTAGCTCAACTAGGTCCCTAGTCTCATCTACTTGGAAAACCTTAAAACGATGAAAAAATACATTTATAGGAGGTATTTTATCGGGATTTTGAATAAGCCATAGATTAACATCTTCTGCGGCTGCATCTTCTCTATCTAGGGCTTCTGCAATTATTCTTGCTATATTGAATCCCTGAGCATCATCCGAAGAGTGAATGGTATAAACCAATTGCTCTCTTTTATGTCTATACATTGTGTCTTGTCTATATCTAGCTAATCTATCATATGCTATTAAAAATGCATCTCCAGTTACAGTGATTTCTCCAAATAGGTCATCTAGGTTGGTGGACTGTACTGGAACTATTGGATCTATTCCCTCAATACCCGTAACTATTCCAAAATCTTTTAACTGAGCAATAATATATTTATTGATAAAAAGAGGTGGAAACCCTGTTTCAGTGGCTGCGTTAAAAGTCATGGTTCTATTCTACTCCCATATGTGCATTTGCTATCCATTTAAATCCAGTGTTAACTCCAACAGCCTTACCAGACTTTGATCCTTTTTTAATGTTTTGTTTATAAAGAATTGGATTATTTATGTAAGACTTTAATCCCGATGATGCTAAAAATGATTGTCTAAAATAAACGTTAAAAAATTCATCAACGGCACGTTCAAAGGATCCTGAAACGTAGTCTCCTCCAGGATTGTCAATAGTAATATCATTGCTTGTAAAAACGGTTTCTCCGTTAGATTCAAATACTAAAACTTTTGATTTCTTGGGAGATATTTTTACTGGTATACCATCTTCCATTATTTTTGCTTTATTATAAAAAGGTGTTGATGATCCCTGAGACAAGGAACTTGACTGTTTAAATGTTGACATAAAGGATAATCCTAAATTGCTTACAGTATAATCAAAGTCAAAAAGTCTAGCATTAGGACTTCCAGTTTTATACCATTCATAAATATGATGAAGTGCTTTTGGGTTTGATCTTGCTTCAGCATCAACGTATTGTTTTAATACTAAAATTGTGCTTTTACCAAGATTTTTTAAAAAAACACTTTTGCCCTTTTGAGCACCATCTAAAAACCCAATAGAATAATTTGCTATATTTAAAATAGATTTTTCAAATTCTTTAGCATTAAGAGAAACTCTCATTAGTCACCAACTGTCTGATTTTCTGATCTACGCCACATCATGTAATAGTATTCAATGCTTTGTAAGCCACCAATAAAAGGTTCTATTGTGGCGAGTTCATAGATTGTTCCTCTGCCATTTCTTGGTCCCGCAGTTTCTCTATATACAAGGTTATCTTGTGGAAGCCTTATATTTGTTATTAATACGTTTGTTATAGCATTATTATCATTTTTAGAAGAAGTTCTAATATCAGTTTTAGATCTTGCTACTAATTTTCCATCCGTCTGAAGAAATATTGCAGGACTCATTTCTTCCTGAGTTCTTTTTGTAATTGGCTGGGCATTGCATGTAATTGTTTTATCAAATACCCAATCTTTTATTGCCTTGCCATATTCATTTTGTTTAATTATTGCATAATAAACATCAGCAAGCATTGGGTACATAAAGTCTGGTTTATCACAATTCATCACAGCATCCCAGGTGTACGCAAATTTGTAATGTATTTATCAAGAATAATATCAACTAGAATGTTTCCAGTTCCAAAGAACTTAGATGAGTCATATTTTAGTTTAAATTGATCTGTTTCATATTCACTAACATAAGATTTGTAGTGATCCATTCTTCCGCACTTAAGGTCATCAATCATCATTCCTACTGCATCACGTACATCATTTGGAATAACTTTATACCCTGAATCATAATCAATTATATAATCAAAACCTTCTGGAAATGAAACTGCTGTATTTTTTGTGTTTGTCCACATGTTGTCATAATTTTCATATGGTGCATATGTATAAAATGAGTCTGACCCTGCATCTCTATACTTAAGTGGTTTTCTTTCTGCACGATCTTTTGATTCATAGTAAGATGAGTCTGTAGGAATTTTAACAATTGCAGTTCTATCTTTTGTAACTGCATAATCAAATCCATTTAGAGCTGGTCCATCTACTGTATCTGTAATGTCATACACAAGTTGCCCATTTTCATAAACTTGATTAATCTTATAAATTGTTCCCCAAACAGGGATATAATCAGTTCCTTGACCAACAACCTCAAGAATTTTCTTTTCAAATGTAAAGCCTCGGTTAATTAATGAATCAACAATTGCTCTAGCAATACGTTCATTATATGTTGCTTCTGCAATTTCTGTTGCAGTTGTGCCTAGTGTATTTGGATCAACATATGGTCTAATAATACTAAGAATGTCTTGAACAAGAATATCTTCTTCGGAATCTTCAAATATTTGTACCGAGTAATCGTGATCATAAGTAATAAAATCACCCGTCAAAGTAAAAGTAATCTGAGAGTTTGCATCAGATGTGATTGTTTCAGATACCTCAATTGTTTTAGGGGCATTTTCAATAGTAAACAGGTAGTCTGTATCTGGTAAAGGAACGTCATACTTAATCTCAATAGGGTATGGTGGGAGTCTTAGAATTATCATAATTATTTACCGTAGTACTTTGCCACTTCTTGAGGTGTCGCTGTGCGAACCTTGTTGTGGGTAAGCCACTTTTCGGAAACCTCCTTGGTTACAATGTTATAGCCTTTTATGATTTCTCCAACACCATTCCAGAAAATATTACGTTCTGAAAAGAGTGCTACTTTTTCATTAATTAGCTTTTCTGCTTTTGGGTTTACTGTTGACTCTTGTTTTGGAGTCCAACTAGAAATTACTTCAAGCATGTGAACTTTTGTTGTTACCCCAAACAAATCAATGTTATTTTTCTTTGCATAAGACTTTATTTCCATAACAGTCTTTTTAGATAAATCTTCAATAATAGACATTAATTCCTCCTATGTTATTATACCAGAATTAGCGTCGTCTTCCTCTACCAAAATTATTTTGCATTGGTAAACGAATTCCATTTGGTGTTCCCGATGGATTTACAGCATTAGGTCCCGATGTTTCTCCAAGAGTTGCTCCTGAAGCTCCAAGTGTATTAACTTGTAGACCACTAGATCCCATAATAATAACACCTGGATTTCCTAATGTAACAATTGCTCCTTCGCCATTGTGACTATGATCAATTGGTTCACCTGGATAAGACATTTTATTCTCCCTATAAATGACTGAAGGGAACGGCTTTTACACCGTTCCCCAAGTCAATCGTTTTAGCGATTATGAGTTATTTGCTGCTGTTGCGTATGCAACTGCGTCAAGTTCTTCCCATTGTAGACCAAAGCGGACGAATACTGTGTATTCAATTGTGTCCTTCTTTGGTTGGTAGAAACGGTTTACAGTGATATCACGTTGGAATCCCCATACACGGTTCTGTGGGAATGTAAGATCTACATATCCTGCAGGGTAGTAAGGAACTTCTTGGACTTCAACACCGAGAACACGAGTTGTACGTGCTCCACCAAATGTCTGAGCATTGCCATCAAGGTATGCTTGACGGTTTGCAGGTGTACCTGCTGGCTTACCAGCAAATGCTTCTGCGATTGCATCAGCCAATGTACCATTATTTTTAATGATACCCTGGAATGCGTCTGTACCAGCATAGAACTTAAGATTGTTCTTGATTGCACGATACTTACGTGGCATTGCGAGGATAATGTTTTGCATAACCTCTGTTGTCCATGCGTTGTCAGCAACAGTTACCATTGACTCGTGTGAGTCTCCGCCCTGTACTTTTTCAACAAAGCCTTCCATGATTGAAAGGAATGATCCTGTTGCACCGTCACCGTTGATCGCAAGATCTTCAATGTCGTTTGCAAAAGCATTTGTCATCAAACGTACGAGATGGTCTTCAAGAGCGCCGCCTTCTACGTTATCTTCTAGTGCTTCTGTTGATACTTCCCAGTCAAGACGAATCTTCTTTGTAGTCAATTCAACCTTTGAGAAAGTTGCGCCTGCATTTGTAAATGTAGGGTCTGCTTGTGCTGCTGCACGAATTACACGCTCACCAACGTTAACTTTTTCAAGTTCCATTGTATTTGCTCGCATTGTAACTCTACGTCCATCTTTAGCGAGAACTGTAGCATCCCACACATAATCAATGAAGCGACGTGCTTGTTCAGGCAATAGGATTCCACCTGGTGTGCCGACAGGGTTAACTGCGTTTGCACCTGATGTTCCGTAATTTGCTCCAGCAATATTTCCTAGAATGCCTTCACGACCACTTACGATGGTTGCGGGAGCACCGTCTGAACCTGATGCTACTGCACCTGATCCATCATGACCATGACTAGTTGTAGTTCCTGGATAGTTTTTTACGATATCTTCTGACATATTGTTCACCTCCTAGTGATTTTTTATGTTAGTTATATAGGTCGGAGAATTTGAGGAAACGTCCGCCCCATAGGGATTTTTGAATTGGACTTTCATCCATTTCCTGCACGATCTCGCCAAGATCGCCAGACTTGCGGAAAGCGGTGTCCTTTTCTACGGAATCAACTCTCTTTCCAATTTCGTTAAAAGTACCCTTGATCTGATTTACATCAGTTGTTGTGGCATCAAGAGACTTCTTTATATTAGCAACTTCATCACTAAGTGACTTAAGTGTTGCTGTTAGATCGCCAAAGGCATTAGTAACAGATTCCTTGATGTCTGTAATTGCATCAGCAATTACTTGATCAGCCTTTGCAGCATCTTCTGCTGCTGGTGCTTCTGGATTCTGAATTGCATCTTCTACTGAAGATGTAGCACTATCATCAGCAATTGAGTCAGACTTTTCTGCTTCAGCAACTGGTGCTTCTGCTTCTGTGACTGCTTCTACTGCTTCTATTGGTTGTGCCTCTGGAGTGACCTCTACTGATACTGCTTCTGCTTCTGCAACTGGTGCATCCACTGTTAGTGTATCTTCTGACATAGGGTTTACCTCCTTTGTAATCTTAGATGTATTAATGCCTTTAGCACTATCAACTAAGAACTTTATCATGTTTGCTTTATCTGAGTCATTTTTTTCTACAAAACCAATGTTTTTCATTTCGTTACCGTTTACTGGGCTAACGTATGTCTCTTCATCAGAAGTTAGAACAATGCCTGTTTCTTCATCATAAAAAACATTTTCTACAACTACATCGGCAAACTCACCTTTAATAACATCTACACCGTCAACTTTTTCAACTGACATAATACTTGCAAATTGATTTGCTGGTGAATCTACTAAAGATAGTTCTACTAGATCATAGTCTTTAATAATTCTAATTGCTTTATCAAGTTCTTCATTATATGCATCATCCCACTTATTCATTCGTCCCCCGATTGAAAAACCAGTGTATGTTCCATCAAGAACTTTTTCCCATGCGTCCTGTGCACCTTTGGAAATGTATGTAGAAACATAAACTCCCTTATAAAATTTCTTTGTTTCTGGATCAAAATATTTTTCTTCTTTAAAGTTAAGCATTTTTCCAACTGCTGAGGGCTGATGCATTTCACGTATGTTTCCACGGAATTTTGCAAAAGCACTCATAGATGCTTCTGTTGTAACAATGTCATATTGTTTATCAACATTGTCAAGAGATGCAAAACCAGAGACAATTCTTTTCTCAATGTCTACTTTTCCAAAGGGCATTGAAAGGCGAAGGCTGTCGCCGTCAGTGGTCCAAAAAGCTTTATTTATGTCCATATCGTATTCCATTATACCAAATATTTATAGAGTTTTCTCAATTATTGAGATGCTCTACCTTCACCCTTCGGATTGCGTCCAGATACAGTTGCAGAGCTATCAGATTGGTTATTTGTTCGTTCAGAATCTCTAGAACGATTCCCATTTGCTCTTGAATCTGCAGCCTGTCTTGGACTAAGTTCAAGTGGAGTATCACCGTGATCTGCTTGAGGAAGGTCTAAGATTTCACGTGCTTCATTAGGAAGCATAATTTGATTCTTTACATAACGCTCAAGAATTTGTGACTGTGCAATCTCATCTGTAAGTGTAAGTTCATTAAACTTAAACTGAAGAATGTCTGTTTTTTCTTTAATAATTTTGCTAATTACTTTTTCAAGATGCTGTTGTTCTGGACGAGAAACCTGCTCTTTAAATGTACGATCTTGAGCAAGAGCTGCAGCAATAGCACCTGAGTCTGAACCACCAAGTTTAGAAATTGGAACTTGATGAGCAATTAAAATATCGTCACGATTTTGCTTTCGGTACTCTTTAAATGAACCATCCTGAATACCATTTTCAATTGGCTTCATTTCAAACTCAACTTTAGAATGATCAGTATCTCCAGGAAGAGGAATGTAAAGTGTTCTATGTGATTGTGACTTCATTCCTGTTTGCAAGAATCTAAACATTTTATCTTCAGCGTCTGCAGATAACTTTGCACCCTTAAGAGTTATAACATATCTTGGTACCGCTTTATTTTCAAAATAATCAATATTATATTGTGATGCAAGCTGATCACCAATTAATGATGGAAGGGCTGCAATAATATCAGGTACACCGTAATAAGTATTTAAAGGTGAATAATCTTTAAAGTGAATAATTTCATTTGGACGATTATCTTCTGTTAGTGGGTTTTGATTATTTGCAGCAAAGTTACGGAAGTAAACAACTTTTGGTCCAATGATTTGAACAAAACCATCACGAAGGCGACGGACACGAACTGTTGTTGAAGGAATATGTCCAACATATCCAATCTCTCCAGTTATGGTTCTTCCAATTTCCATGTAACCATTTCCAGTTGCTTGAAGATCTGTATAAATTTTTTCCATTGTTCGTGTAAAACTATCATCATCGTTTAATGATTCAAGCCAATCACGTATTTCTAATTTAGCTCTTTCAATACGATTACGAGCACGAAGAGTTGCACCTGTATCTGAATTGTTTTCAAGACTCATCATTGTTCTATCTGTGACATCAAAACGATATCCAAGACCAACAACATTTTCTACCTTTGCGTCAATTGCGGCATGATTAGCAAAAGATGTATCATAAAAATTAGCAAGTTCATACATATTATAAGGCGGAGTAATTACATCAAATAAGCCATAGCCATTGCGGTAAACCAAACCAGGATTAATTGCTTTAGATCCAGAATCTTTGATGCCTTTTGGATCAGCATTTGCTGAACTCAAATATGAATCACTAAGCAAATTAATATTTGCATTTGTAGCAAGATAACCTTCTTGGGTTACTGCTTTATTTACTTGTCTTGTAACACGGCGTTTAAAGTTTTCTTCAATTCCCGTCAAAGATTTTAATTCGTCCCAAGATTTATTAAATGGATCACTATTTTTAAACTGACTTTCTGGTTTATCTGTTGTTCCAAGTCTTGCTTCTAGGTAATCACTGTTACTCATCAAATGCACCCTTTCCTGCTTTATTAAGAGTTTGCTGGGCTGCATGCCACGCACCTAAATCGTTCATTGAAGGGATTAGTCCAGACTTCATACGATCTATTTGTTCAGAGTGTTCCTCTTCTGAAATACGAGTAAGGCCTGGAACAAATACTGCTTCTCCATCGCCTTCATCTCCATAGTGCTTTGCTGCTGCTTTAAGTTCTGCAATTTTTGCTATATCATTACGCATTGACTCAATGTTGAGTACGTTGCCTTCTCCGTCAGTAAACCATTTTCCAGTTGACTTTTTATACACATATAGACCCCAGTTATATTTTTTTTCTATAACCTGTCTGCGTACATTTTTGACAATTGGTTGGCCAGTTTCGGGGTTGATTAAAGAATCCATAACCATCAGTATACCATATTCCTAAGAGATAAGTACTTAAATAACCAGTATTTTAGTACAACTTGATTTCACAAGCATCTGTAGAACAATATTTCTCAGACTCAGCATCAAGGTTATCTTTACCATCATAAATAGCAGACCAGTCAATTTTGCCAATTGTTCCTACATATGCATTATATTGTTCTCTTGTAATCTCCGTATATGGTTGCTGTGGATAGGTTTTATTCCCCATTGGAAGGAATGAAACAGCCTTTAGCTGGCCCTCATACATATTAAGGGCTGGAGCAATAAATTTTGTTTCTTCTTCTTTGTCAAATGAAAGTGTCACAGAGACACCATTATCTGACCAGTACTTCTGAGCAGTTGCTGCCAAACCAATTTTCTCAAACAAACTAACCTGCTTTTCTGCACGTTTGTGTCCAGATGCAACTGGGAAATATACTACCTGTGTATTTGCTGATACAAGGTCTGGTTCAACTTTATACCCCGCTGCTTTGAATAGGTGAAGCATTGGATCTTGGTCTCCAAAGCGAATAGCTCTAAGATAGAACTCTCCACCAGGACCCCAGTGAACTCCAGGGGTAGCACCAGAGAGAAGTGAAACAGATCCTGATGGCTTAACTGTAGTTACACGAACTGACTCACGAACACACAACCATTCTGAATATGAATGATCATATTTACGGATTGTATTATATCCTTCATCCATCCATTCACGAATAACAGGAAGACCATATTCATCAGCAAAAGAAGCAATGCCTGTAAGAGATGTGCCAATACGACGATTGCGTTGCATAATACCATTTGTCTGTTGCCAATGTGTAGGCATTAAAGTTACAGTTTTTCCATAAAGATAAGCAAACTTTAATGTCTTTAAAAAGTCTTCTTTAGATTCATGGCGATTAAGATGAACTTCAACCAATGTACATAGTTCATAACTTTCTAGTGGCTGTTCAGCACAAGGATTAAAACCCATGATTCTAGAATCTTTATAGTCTGGTGCATCTGCAAGACGACCATAACTACGTGCAACATCTAACCAAATAAAACCTGGTTCTCCATTATCTGCAATTAAATCTACATAGTCTTCATACTTTGTTCCAACTTCAGCAGCAATAGAGTTATTACTCATCCATGCCCA